ATCGGCGCCTTCGTAAGTACTATGCGGGCTTACAGCATATGCTTTACCGTTATCTTTTTGTTGATTTCCGTCTGCAAAATAATATCTATAATATGCTTGTAATAATGCTGTTGTTATGCCTTCATTATCGTCATGCAAGTCTATACTTACTGGTGAATATGTAATTGATGTTTGTACATTTTTTACTCTATTGTATTTTTTCTTTGTTTCAACGTTAGCTGTAAACTTAGGTAAGTCTGCACGTTTTACAAGCATACCTATTTCGTTTAATGTTGATCCGCTGAATATCTTAGGAGCAATTGCTTGTGCTGGAGGAGTTACTTCAAATTGTACATGATAGAGGAATTTAGTCTTTGGCGCAAGGGCCATGTCTCTATCAGTATATAGTCGTGCAGCATGTTGCCAGTCGGCCATGTTGCCTTTCGGACTTAGTATACCGTTTGCGATTGAATCTAATAAACCATTGAACTTATTTGCCATACAAATATTTATCCTTTATGTTTAAGTGCTAACATAAAGATAAAAGGGAGCCTAGGCCCCCTTTTTAAATAGTTAGACTAAATGATAATGGTGTTATACGCCGCCGCCCGTTACAGAAGTATTAACTGTACGTCCAACTGCTGTACCAATGCCAGTACCTTGCGGTGACTGTAGTGCGTTATCATAACGAATGTTTAGTGTAACACTTACTGGATCAGTTGAGTTAGAATATGCTAAACTGTTATAGTTTGCACTCTCTACATAGCAACCGTACAGTTCGAATGTTTCAAGTACGTTTGGTACGTTAGCACCGTTGCCTCCATCTAAGATTTCAATACGTGTAACGAATTTATAATCTTGTCCTGATGCTGCACTTGATTGCTCATAAAAGTCGAACTGTTTCTGTAACTGCTCGCCTACAAGTTTTTGCACATTGTTGTTTACATCTTCACGTAGGTTAAGTACGATCGGTTCCCAAGTATGCTTACCAGCTAGGTAAACTCTTGAGTTGTATACGTCAATAGTCATTTGTTCAAAACTTACATTTGGACGAGTTACGTCAATAACTTGTTTTGTAAGTTCTGTAGTCGGTGTTGATACACCAAAGTTTTCCAGTGACACTCTAAAGCGATACTGGAGTTTTGGCATCAAAAGTCCCTGATTGCTAGCGGAATCTCCGCTAGCTAGTGGAACTGTAATTTTTGATAATGTTGAAATAGCCATTTAGTCTGCTCCTGTTCTAATAGTATTTATCGTTTAAAGTCCTGATATTTCGCCAGTGTTTTTCAAGCGTAGTGGAATATAAATAAATTCAACTGCTTTAACTGGTTCAATGGCTATGTCTAAGTATAGTTCATTTCTATCAATTCTACTCGGTGTGTTATTTGTTTCGTCGCAAACAACTAGGTAATCATAAAGCCCACGTTGTCCAACTAACTCAAGTAATAAACTTTCTGCTGCTTGCTTAATCTCGTTACGTGTAATAGTATCGTTTGGCTCAAAGATATAAGGCTTAGCTAGCGTGTTTAGTTGACTACGTAAGTAGATAACCAAACGTGCTACGTTAATACGATCCAATGCACTTGCGCCTCTTGCACGAGTTTTTTGTCCGAAGTTAACAAGTCCAGCACCACTAATAAATGTTATTGGGTTAATGTTATTTGCGTATAATGTATCACGCTGTCCTTCGTTAAGTGATACACTTACGAATTCACCTTCACTACTAATGTAACCAGTAGATGTTGCGTTAGTAATTCCGCCACGTCTTGTACCTGCTGGTGCAAACCATGGATAGCTAACTTGGTCACTTAATGCTACTGTACGTAACATCATGTGCGAAGCTGGAACTACAACGTTGTTTCCTGCGTTATCGCTACTAAATCCTGCTGGATAAAACACACCTAAATATTCATCACGGCTAACAAGACCATCATCATTATCTTCAACTGCAAGGTTTACGTTAGTACCCCATTCGTTAAGTGATGTTGCATCTGGCTTTAAACGCATTGGGCTATCACCTATGATAAATGCTGTTAGGCCTCTATCAAAGTTTAAGCTAATCATTTCACCAATTAGTTCTGGATACCCTGGAGTTGCCATTATATTGAATAGTTTAGATTCATCATCACGTATTTCGTCATTTGAATTAACTACTGCCTGTAATGCTTGTACTACAACTTTACGCTGTGCTTTACGTCCGAAGCTACCTGTACCGTCTGCTTGGTTACCTGAATCAGTAACCCAACGATGTGGATAGTATCCTGATTGTGGTGCAACACCTGCAACACCCATACGCAAGTTATCTGCTGATGTGTCTACATAGTTGCGCTCAAAACGCTTAACATTGAATCCACTTCTGCGTAAGTTCCATAGCAACATACCTTTTGGATATAGTGCTGGATCTGGTGCGTCTGCATCTAAGAAGTTACTAACACGCAGTTCTGCAATAGTAGCATCTGTTATAGCAAGTGTTGTTCCACCGGATACACTCCAACGTGCGTCAGCAAATAGGATACCTTCTTCAGTTGTTTGGTCGCCTGTGTCTAATGGATTGCCCCATTTTTGTGCTGTTGTTCCTGCAACGTTATTGTTGTAACGATAAATTGTAGGATAGTTTTCTAAGTCTGCGGTTGATACCCAGATGTCACCTGTTACTAGTGCGCTGCCATCTGCTTGCGTAATTGGCATACTTGCTGCAACTAGCGGACCTTCTGAATCAGCATCTGCAAATGCACTTGAGTCATTATATCCAACCCATGTTGTGCCGTTGTGATACATCATGTCAACTTCGTCAACAATGGAGTTATACCATAATTGCTTAGATGTTGCTAATGCATTTGGTGCTGTAGCTTTAGCAGTGTATGTTAGTACACGCCAGTTAGATGCTACAAACTGTTTTGGACTAGTTGCAACTGATGTTCCGTCTTCATATGCAAGATTTGGTGTTGATGCTGCGTTAGTTGAAACAAAAGGAACAAATCCAATTGCATTTAACAATCCATTAGTATCAACAAATTTAATTTCGCCGCCTTGTGAGTGGGAAATTACAACCTTGTTTTGTGCATCAACTGTTGCACTTACGTTTGCAACGCCTGCTGCTGTAATACCAGAAGCAATTGCAATTGCGTCAGCACTTGCACTACCTGTTGTAGTAATACTTACTGCAACTCCAGCACTCATTGCTGCACTGCCCTTGTTACTTGAAGATATTGTAATAGCTTTAGTAGCTGCACCAACTGAAACCGAAGTAACTACTGCACTTTTAATAATTGTTGCACCCATTGCTTGTCTACGGTATATTGTAGATGTTCCTAGCGGTTGTACGTCATTTGCAACATTTGTTTTAGCAAACAATTGTCCAACTGCTAGATTCGCTCCGCCACCTGTAATATCAAGACCATATAACGCCGAAACATTGTTGCTGTACATCAATGTTGATTTTTCGTCCCATAGTAGTGTTTCTGCATTCCATTGTTTGGTTTTTAGATTTGCTCCGCCATTTGGAGCAGTTGTTTTAATCCAAACACTTCCTGTTGGGCGCGAGTATGTGTCAGTAATTTTAAATTCTGGTACACTAGTATGTGCTGAAACTTGCACTGCTGGTGGATAATATGTTCCTGCTGATACTCCTAGTAAACCTAGTTTAGTAGAATCGCCTCCTATTAGAATTGGACCACCTAAACTAGAATCATCAGCGCCTGAACTTGAACCGTTACTGTAAATTTCAAGGTAGCCGTCTACTGCTGCTGCTGTAATACCTACTGCTGCTAAGAATGTAGTGATAGATGCTGCTACGTCAGTAATTGTGTTAGCACCTACTGATATAGCTGTACCATTAACTGTAATGTCAGCTGCTGGACTACTTAATGTAGGATTAGCTAGTGTGGATTTAATAGTTGGCCAACTTGCTGCCCAAGCATCACTACCTACTTCTACCCAAGTACCTAATGCATTTTTGTACCAAGTACGGTTAAGCGTAGTAACTGCAACAACTGCGTAATCGCCAATTGCTCCTGTACTTGCTTTTGGTGTATAGTCTGCACCTGCATAGTTAACTACGCCATCAGTAGTATCAATTACTATTGGTGTTTTAGTTGCAAATGTTTGTCCGCCTTTGGTAGTTACTGCTGCTGCATTCCATTGCTGAATACCGAAGTTTGAATTTGCTGTGTCAAACCAGTATGTTCCTGCTAGTGGATTTGCACTAGGAGCAGTAGCAGTTGGAGTAAGTTCATCTAAGTCGATGTCAGCACGTACAACCCATGCTCTGTTGCTTACACCTAATAAACTATATGCTGCCTGGAGACCATATTCGTTAAGTTCTCCTGCGTGTATTGGATTGTTGCTTGCATCTATTTGGAATGTCGGATCTCCAAACGTGTCAGCTAAATCTCTTTGTGATGTTAGCAAGTAAGGTTTACCTGCATTTGCTTTTAATGTACCCTGTGCGGTTCCTGTTCCAGCTGCATTTTTCTTATTACTTGCAGATGCAACAAATACCATTGGGACTGTACCTGGTTCAGCGGGTGTATAGAAACTTTCGTCTATAACGCTAACCTGTACTCCTGGTGATGTCAATGCCATTTCGTTATTCTCCTAGTTGGATTGTTATTGTTAGTATTTAGCATACTATGATAAAACTTATGGGGTTATAGTGGTATAAAAGGTACCAAAAAGGTGAGGTAAATACAATATGAGACCTTTATGCAGATGCGCCCAAAGACCAGCAGCAATAAATTATAGAAAAGACGGTAAAACGTATTATCGTAAGTTATGCGAACGTTGTATACGTAAGGGAATTAACCACGGAGTACCTAAATGGAAACAACGTGGTTATACTAAGAAAGACTTTTGTGAGAAATGTAATTTTAAGAGTAAACACACAGAACAGTTTAATGTGTTTCACATTGATGGTGATTTAAATAATTGTAGTCCAATAAATTTAAAAACTATATGTGCTAACTGTCAGCGCACACTTCAAAAAGAAGGTGTGCGCTGGAGGCAGGGTGATTTAGTTCCTGACTTCTAAGTGAGTCATTAACTGATCTAAATTAAACTTTAAATCTTCCAGTGTGCCGTTATTGTCAATTGTAAAGTCAGCCATCCATTGTTCTAGGCTCATTGAGTCAGATGCTTCTGCTTCTAGATGCATACTGCGATCAACCCAAATACAATAATCAAATACACCAGTGTTTTGCATTGCAAAGAATTCACGTTTGTTGCGTAGTCCGCAATAGATAT